TATTGATGTTCCCGAAGAGAAAGTCGATATGGTTGCCGAACTCACGCAGTACGTCGATCAGCTCGAAGAATCATTGGAGTCAGCTAGCGCTGAAAACATTGAGCTTGTCAATCAGATTAACGATGCTGCAGTTGACGCTGCATTTGATGTTGTATCTGAAGAACTTGTTGACACGCAAATTGAAAAGCTTCGTTCATTAGCAGAGGGAATCGATTACTCTGATTATGATGATTATATTAGTAAGTTGACGATCATTAAAGAACAGTATTTCACTGAGTCCAAATCAAACGAAGGATCTACTGGTCTAATTAATGAAGAAGTTTCAATTGGTTCGAATGATGAATCTGATTCAGAAAATCAAGTTAGCGTTTCTGAAGAAATGAAACATTACTTCCAAGCAATTTCTAGCACGTCTAGAAAATAACTTTTTTATAAATAGATAAGTAAATCCAAATCTAGGAGATAGCAACAATGAATTTAAACGAACAAATTCAAAACAAGTGGGCTCCGGTGGTCTCTCACCCTGATCTTCCCGAGATCGAAAGCACACACAAGCGCAACACTACTGCAATCATTCTTGAGAACACCGAGCGTGCTCTTCGTGAATCTGCAGAAATTGGTGCACACCAATCACTCTTAACGGAAACGCCTACCAACGCTATCGGCGATGGCCTTCCACATAGCGGTCAAGTTCAAACTTTTGATCCTATTCTGATTTCTCTCGTTCGTCGTACTCTGCCTAACTTGATGGCATATGACGTATGTGGCGTACAGCCTATGACCGGTCCTACTGGATTGATCTTCGCTATGCGATCAGAAGTTGTTGATGGTGCTAACACTGCATCACGCTCTGAAACTTTCTACAACGAAGTTGACACTGGTACTTCTGGTGCTGGCGGGTTTGGTTACGATAACGATTCAGTTGCTTCTGACGTCGGCTTTGACGGCGCTAAAGAAGGCGGCGGTATGGATACCTCTGTTGCTGAGAACCTTGGCGGATCAGGCGGAACTCCTTTCAACGAAATGTCTTTCACCATCGACAAGATTTCTGTCGAAGCTAAGACACGTGGATTGAAGGCTGATTACACGCTTGAGCTTGCACAAGATCTTAAAGCTGTACACGGTCTTGACGCTGAAGCTGAGCTAAGCAACATGCTTGCTGCTGAGATTCTTGCTGAAATCAACCGCGAAGTTATTCGTACAATCAACTGGACTTCTTCTACCGGTTCAACTGGTACTGCTGCTTCCGGTACATTCAACCTTGACGTTGATGCATCTGGTCGTTGGTCTGTTGAGAAGTTCAAGGGTCTTATGTTCCACATCGAGCGTGAAGCTAACGCTATCGCGAAGAACACTCGTCGCGGAAAGGGCAACATCATCATGTGTTCATCTGACGTTGCTTCTGCTTTGCAGATGGCTGGCGTTTTGGATTACACTCCTGCCCTTAACAGCAACAACCTCGCAATCGACGATACTGGTAACACGTTCGCTGGTGTACTTAACGGTCGCTATCGTGTATACATCGATCCTTATTCAACAAATAACTACATGACTATTGGCTACAAAGGTTCTAATGCCTTTGACGCTGGCTTGTTCTACTGCCCATATGTACCTCTCCAGATGGTACGTGCGGTTGATCAAGGCAACTTCCAGCCTAAGATTGGATTCAAGACTCGCTACGGCATGGTCGCTAATCCTTTCGCTCGCGGTGCTGCTACTGCAAACCAAGGTGTAATTGCTGCAAACACCAACGTTTACTACCGCAAGTCATTGATCGCAAACCTGTTGTAATAATAAAAAGATCCTTTAAAGGACGTTTTAGGGGAGAGCTTCGGCTCTCCCTTTTTTTGCATATAAATAAGACATGATATATACAGTTGTATTATACGCATTGGTTAACCTCGGAGCAGATAGTTTTACTGTCAAGCAGTTTACAAGCTATCAGCTTTATAGTATAATTCCTATTAAGGAATGTACAGCTACTTTAAACGTTAATCAAATAACAAAAGAAAAAACATTATATCATGTATGTCAAACAGAAAAACTGTATGCAAGCATGACCGGTCAAGAGAATGTTGAGATTAAGACTTCAGGAGTTTATCTTTTATGAATAAAAACATGTTATCGCCGTTAGGCTTTGCATTCAATATCAAAAAGCTGCCTGAGTTTAATGCTTTTGTACAATCATGTACGTTGCCAGGGATTAGTATTCCTAACATCGATAGACCAACTCCATTCAAGAAGGTACCAATATACGGTGACCACATTGAATATGGCGAATTGGAACTTAGCTTTAAAGTCAATGAAGACTTAGGAAACTATATAGAAATCTTTAATTGGTTGACTGGTATCGGTTTTCCAAAAGAGTTTGATCAATTTGCTGAGATTGCAAACGGAGATCGTCAGATCGCCGGAAACGGATTATACTCTGACGGTTATCTCATGATTCTATCAAGCAATATGCAGCCATTACGAAGAATAGATTTCGAAGATTTATTTCCTGTTGGATTATCTGACCTTGCCTTCGATTCGCAGAATTCAAGTGTGGAATATCTCGAAGCTCGAGTATCATTTAAATTTACGAATTATACATTTACATCTGTCTAAACTTGTGGTAGAATAGTATATTATATAACGACTGTACTACATTATGACACTTGACGAAATATTTGATGTATGGCGAGACGATGCCAATATTGATCCTTCCGAACTCGGCAATGCTGCGATAGCACTTGCAAAGTTGCATCAAAAATACTATAGACTCCTATCTCACGAAAGGTTACTTCATAAGAAGCTCGAAGCTGATATGAAACGACTGAAGCTAGATAAGATGGAGTTTTATCAAGATGGACCTACCGAAGAACACATTGCCAAAGGTTGGAAGTTACCAGCAAAAGGTCGCATTCTTCGTTCAGACATCTCTTCTTACATCGATGGAGATTCAGATATTATTGCATTCCAATTAAAGATAGCATACCAAGCCGAGAAAGTAGAGTTACTTACAGATATTATTAAAACCATATCAAACAGAGGCTTTCATATTAAGTCAGCCATTGATTGGGCTCGGTTTCAGGTAGGAAGTTAATGACTGGGTTTAGTATTGATAAGATCAATGAGGTATACAATAAAGTATATAGCGATGACAGAGGCGCTATGCAGGAGCTCTCTGAGTACTTTACGTTTAAAGTACCGGGTGCTGAGTTTATGCCATCATATAGAAATCGTATGTGGGATGGCAAGATACGTTTGTTCAATACCAACACAGGTTATTTGTATGCAGGTTTGAATAAATATATAGAACTGTTTGCAAAAGAACGAGGCTATAATGTCACATACGAATATGATAACTCATCTGTTAACTTTTCTCTTGTCGAAGCTAATGAGTTTCTTGCAAAGCAAAAGTTGTCTCTTGAGCCTTACGATTATCAAGTTAAGGCTTTCGTGGATGCTATTCGCGATTCAAGAAGTTTATTCCTTTCACCAACAGCCTCAGGAAAATCATTCATAATATACATGATCCTGCGTTGGCATCTTAAGCCAACCATTGTCATTGTACCTACTACCTCTCTTGTTCATCAAATGTATTCAGATTTTGAATCTTATGGATTCAATTCAGAAAAATACTGTCATAAAATCATGTCTGGTAAGTCGAAAGAAACTGACAAACCAGTCGTCATCACAACTTGGCAAAGTGTTTATAAACTACCAAAGCAATGGTTTGATCGATACTCTGTTGTCATAGGAGACGAAGCACACCTGTTTAAAGCAAAATCTCTTACAACACTGTTGACTAAACTGGAAACTACAGAATATAGATATGGATTTACAGGTACATTGGATGGTAGCCAAACACATAAATTAGTTCTCGAAGGATTATTTGGCCCAGTTAATAAGGTAGTCACAACAAAAGAACTCATGGATGCCGGCCGAGTTGCTGATCTTAGCATTAAAATAATAACACTCAAATATGATGACATCTATAGAAAGGCAGTCGCTAAGATGGATTATCAGGCAGAGATGGACTTTCTCGTCTCGCACGGTCCAAGAAACAACTTTATTACCAATCTGACTTTATCGCTTGATGGTAATACGCTTTTATTGTTTCAATATGTTGAAAAACATGGTAAGATATTACATGATCTTATTAAGGCGAAGTCAGGTGACAGAAAGGTTTATCTCGTATATGCAGATGTTAAAGGCGAAGAACGTGACAATATTCGTGCAATCGTCGAAAAAGAAAACGATGCTATTGTCATTGCTAGTTACGGCACTTTCTCTACTGGTATCAACATTCGTAATCTACACAATGTCATATATGGTAGCCCTACAAAGTCAAAGATTCGGAACTTACAATCTGTCGGACGAGGACTTCGAACATCTGATACAAAGAAATCAGCTACACTATATGACATCGCAGACGATTTAACATGGAAGTCCAAAACAAACTTTACATTGAAACATCTTATAGAAAGAGTATCTCAATACGATGATGCTGAATTTAATTATAAGCTGTATGCAGTCTCACTGGGGAAAATATAATGTATGTTATAATTAGGTTGCGAGACGGCAGCGATGTGATAGGAATCATGTCTATACTTGACGAGAATAGTATCATGTTATCAGGAGCTTTGAGTGTGAGGTTCGGAGTACGAGAAACTGGTCCTGCTATGTATCTTGAAAAGTATTCTTTATTCAACGAAAGCTTTGATGTTGCGTTTCTTAATAAAAATATTGATCATGTTTTTAGAGATCCTTTACCTGCTATCATTGAATTCTATAACAAACACTTAATCAAAATGAAGAAAAGATATAAAGCAGAGATGATGCAAGAATTATCATCATTTAATGTTGACGATCCTGATGAAGAACCTGAGATCAACAGCACAATAGATTATTTTAAAACTGACGGGAAAATACACTAATGGCACATTATGTTAATAACAAAGAGTTTTATGCTCTTCTTGTAGATTTTAAAGAGCAATGCGCATTAGCTGAAGAAGCTGGCCAACCTGCTCCTCGAATACCTGAGACTATCGGTAAATGTTTTCTCATGATTGCAACTAAGCTTTCCAATAGAGGTAACTTTGTTGGATACACGTACAAAGAAGAGATGGTATGTGATGCTCTCGAAAACTGTGTCATTGCTGTACATAGTTTTAATCCAGAAAAATCTACAAATCCTTTTGCATACTTTACACGAATTATTTGGTATGCTTTTCTTCGTCGTATCGAGAAAGAGAAGAAGCAGACATATGTAAAGTATAAATCTCTAGAGCAGTTAGTTTTAGACAGTGATCTTATTGACGAAGAAGGTGGTAACGGTTATTCTAACTTTGATATTGCAAACGACAAAATGAAGCCAATCATTGATAAGTTTGAAACAGATAAGAAAATCAAGAAGAAACCAAAACCAAAAGGACTAGAAAAGTTTACTACAGACACAGATGAAAGTTAAGACGGTATATATATCATGAAGATAGCACTTATTACGGACCAGCATTTCGGAGTACGAAATGACAGTATCCAGTTTCATAATTATTATGAAAAGTTTTATAGCCAAGTATTTTTTCCAACCTTGGAAAAGCATGGTATCAAAGATATTATCGAGTTGGGAGACGTTTTTGATCGACGTAAGTACGTCAATTTCGATAGTCTTAAGCGTTGTAATGATTATTTTTTTGGTCCAATTTATGGTAAGGGTATCAATCTCCATTGCATCGTTGGTAATCATGATACATACTTTAAGAACACTAACGCCGTAAACGCACCGCAACTACTCCTTGGATGGATGAAGGATAAACCGCCGTGTGCAAAAAACGATTACATAATGAATACATCAGAGATGTTCGTACACGCACACCCATCTGATGACTTTGATTTTGATGGCTGTAAAATAATGTTTATGCCTTGGATCAATAGTTCGAATTATGATTATGCAATGGATACAATCAAAAATAGCAACGCTGATGTGTGTATGGGTCACCTCGAGTTAAGAGGATTTGAGATGTATAAAGGTGCGGCTATCGATGCAGGTATTAGCCACTCTTTATTTAAAAAGTTTGACATGGTAATGTCTGGTCACTTTCATCATAAATCATCTCGCGACAACGTGCATTACTTAGGCTCACCTTACGAAATGACTTGGTCAGATTATAATGATGATCGAGGCTTCCACATATTTGATACTAAAACAAGAGAGTTGGAATATATTAAGAATCCTTATTCTATGTTTCACAAAGTATTCTATGACGACACGGTAAATGACACAGATTACATATTAAACACTACAGATTACAGCTATCTAAAAGATACGTATGTTAAAGTAGTTGTAAAAAATAAGGAATCTCCTTATGTCTTTGATGTCTTTATCGATAGGTTGAATGCAGCCAATCCAGCACACCTTCAAGTTGTTGAAGACAACCTACATCTCGATTTAGATTCAAGCGATCAAATTATTGATGAAGCCGAAGATACGATTACAACTATCAACAAGTACATTGAAAACTTAGGTCTTTCAAATCCTAAACCAATGAATGATTTGTTTTACGATTTGTATCATGACGCACTGAGTAATGAGTAGAGAGTGTGATGGTTGTACATCTTGTTGCACAGGTGTAATTACATTTACAGACGTAGATGCTAACGATAATATTATTGTATCAACTCGCGAACATGGGTGTACAAAATACGCAAAAGGCTGTACAATATATAATGATCGACCGAAAACATGTAAAGAATTTGATTGCTTGTATATACAGGATGAAGGATTGCCAGAGATAATGAAGCCAAGCAATTGTGGTTTTATTATGCATGGTTATAATGCAACTGACACAGAAAATTCTAGAATTGTTTTGTCACAAAATACAGATGGACCTG